TTATCCGTCCAAAACGTCCATTTTCGGCCTCCCCGTAACACTCAGCACATAACCTTGTTCAGATAGGTTGTGCGTGGCAGTTTCCACCACCCAGTCACCATTTACTCCCTCCCGAATGCTTGAGAGGGTCAACGGCGTTTCTGCCAGAATATCTCCTCTGCCCAACAGCTCAATATCAAGCCGTGCTTTGCCTCGGGTAAATTGTCCCAACTGTGCCTTAGCTGCCAACTCGGCCTCGGCATAATCCTTGAAGAGTGTACGGAGGCTGTAAATAGGTTCCCCCTCTCCCACGGTAACCGTTTTCTCTTTCGCCACTGTCACATCCTGATACCTCGCCATCACCGACTGATAACCATCCCTCTCTGTCAGGCTGACCTCCCAGTTTGTTAAGTCAGGTTTGCTTAACGCAACAGGGGCCAAAGATTTTCCACTGGCCGTTTTCCCTTCCCCGCGTTTGACGAAAAGAAGATAGTCCCCGACGGGTTTGGCAATAGCACCGAGTTTCCGGCCAAGCCGGGTCAACAGCTGTAGGTCACTCTCATTGCTTTGGTGAACCACCTCATAATCAATGCGCTTGAAGTCCTCACCTAGTTTGGCTGAAAGACCATGCTCCCCGGCAACGGTACCAAGAATATGGCTGAGTAAAATTCTTGGGGCAGGTTTTCCATCCTGTTGCCATGTCCGGGTTTTCGGGACTTTCAGGGCCTTGTGCATGTCTGCAGCCTTGCCTCTCAGGATCATGGTGTTGGGTGGGCCGCTCAGGGATATTTCATCGACCACAAACTGCCCCATGTGAACCAGCCCGGTTTCCTTGTAACCCAAAGCGACGGTCAGTGTGGCTCCGGTTCGGGGCAACGCGATGGCATGCTGTTCGTCATCGAGGCGAATTTCCATCGTATCTGACTGGATACCCGCCTCGTCCCTCACTGTGAGCTGAAGTAGCCGTTCGGCGATCATCCCGGAGATATCGGCCCCGTCTGCCGTCACGCTGAATGTCGGTGTCAGTCCCACAGCTTCAAACCCTGTGTGGAATTGGGCGGAGCAATCTCTGGCAGGGTAATGATGAGGCCAGCAGGTAAGCGGGGGCCATGCGCTGACAAATACGGATTGGCTGTAAGGACGGCCTCCACTGCACCGGGGCGTTGGCCGTAATGTCGCCAGACAATCTCATCGAGCATCTCTCCCTCTGTTGTCCTGACTTTCATCCCTGTCCCCTGATCAGATGGCTCCAGTCATTTACCCGACTGTTCCGTCCCGCCTGATGTTTGCGAAGGGTCAGGGAAAAGCGAATTGCGGCAGGCGTGCCATCTTTGGCAAAGGTTCGCTGGTTTTCCCTTACGACATCAATCACCCAGCGGCCCAGCACTTTGCCGGTCCCTTCTACCAATAACAGCGGCTCACCCCGTCCCGCCTCTCGCCTGAGGGTCTCAAGCTGGCCAAGACCGCCCCGGTAGTACGGGTAGATAATGCCGTCGATATCGAGCTTATCCTCGCCGGGTCCAATAAATTGCAGCGCCGGTCGTTCAACCAGTCTCGCCTGCTCTCCCCACCGGTATCGGGTTTCCCGTGATTTACCCTCATAGGCGGCGGTATCCAGACTGAAGCGGTAACGCCCTAACATCAGCATCATGGTGTTACGCTCTCCTGATAATCAAACAAGGCGCCCCGTTGTCTCGCACTGGCAGCCTGCTCTTTCATCTTTATCTCTTCCCTGACAATGCGCCGTGCCAGTTGTTCGCCATCCTCTCCCGGCTGCTGGACAACTGTAATGGTGTTGTGCTGCTCGAACTGGGAAACCTGTTGGGGTGCTTCCCTTGCCATCAAAGGCCTAGCCGGTTTTGGCGATGGCTTAGCCGGGGGCATAGAGACTGTCAGTTCTGATGGTGAACCTGTCATTGATGGCGGTGTTGATAGTACCGGTGCCGTCGGGACTGACGGTGATTCAACCGTTATTGACGGCAAAGATGTCGGTTCTGACGGGGCGGACGTTGATGGTGGTACTGTTGGCGATTGGGGCGAGTGATCCTTCTCATCATCGTTGGTACCAAATGCCCAGTCCAATGCTGACGTCACGGCACCTCTCGTGCCTTCCCATGCGCCGTCCATTACACCCCCGACTGCATCCGCCGCGCCGGTGATGGTGCTCAGGTTATCGGCGATCCAACTGATGGCGTCCTGCAGTGCAGCCAATGGGATTAAGGCGGCAGTAAACGCATCACTGAGCCATTGTCCGGCCAGCTGTGCCGCTTGTGCCACGGCATCAAACAAGCCCAGTAACGGTGTGATAATAGGGGCCAATTGACTGACTACATTGGTCACCCACTTCCATGCATCACACAACGCTATGACCGCTGCCTCCATCGGAATCACAGCAAGGAGCCAGTCAGTGACTCGTCCGGAAAGGTCGGTAACAAAGGTGGCCAGTTGTTGAACGAGGTCAATCAGGAAACCAAAAGGTGAGAGTAAAAGCTTGATGGCACCGGCTAGGTAGCTGCCGAACTGACGACCCGCTTCTGACACCCTGCCCAGCTCTGCTGCGGTAGCCTGTGACGGTGCGAACAAGGACGACAATGCACTGACAACCCAACCAATGGCATCACTGAGCGCTGAAAACATCGGCGCCAATGGCAAAAACATCGCTTTAATGGGTGCCGCCGCTTCCCTAAACCCTGCTACCACACCAAGGCCAAAGGCTTTAATTTCCTGCCAAAAGGCCATAACCAGCCCAACGGCAGCAGTGACAGCGGTAATGATCAGCCCGATAGGACTTGCCGCAAATACCACCCGAAGCACTGAGCCTGCCCGCATCAGAAGATTAAGCTTGGAAAGTAAAAAGCCGAAACCATTTTTGGCCAGCCTTACCAACTGGAATACTGCGCCACCCAGTGTCTTCACCACCATCAGCACTGACACCAAAAACTTGCCCGCCATCAGTCCCGTTAGTGTCATTAAAAGTGGTTTCCAGCCACCCAATGCCTCAGCCACGCGACTGGCTGCCCAGACGACATCACGCCCAACATCAACGGCCGCTGTACCGAACCGCCACAACGCTTTCAGTCCAGTGATGAGTGATTCAGATAGCTTGCGGGCATAGGCCTGAAGCTGGCCGCTGTCGGCCATGGCATTGATGGTCGCCAAAATATGACTGAGCTTACTTTTCATGAAATCAAAGACACCGGCCTCCATCACCATATTGGCAAACCGTGTCCATTGGTCGGAGAGGTTGGAGATCATGCCAGACCATGTTTTTGACAGACGGTCCATCGCGCCAGAGTATTTCTGGTCGAAGATCTCCGACAAGGCCCGTTGAATTCCCTTACGGTCATTTTTGTCTACTTGCCGGGTCTCCTGCTCCCCCGCTTTATTGGTGTACTCATAGGTAATAGTGTTTCCCTTGGTACTGGCTTTGATCCCAAATTCTTTCAGCCGTTCGTTTTCCCCGGTAACAGCATCAGCGACGGCCTCCACGGCCTGCATCAAGTCTTTGCCCATTGCGGATGAGGTATTGCCAAGTGTCATCAACAAACCCTGAGTCGGGTCCATGCCATAGGCGCGAAGCTTCACAAAAGCCTCATTCACCTCTGCCAGTTCATAGGGTGTTTTGGTCGCAAACTCACTGACCCACTGCATGGCCTGACGGGCCTTTTCGCTGCTGCCTTCAGTGGTTTCAAGGATGGTCTGGAAGCGTTCGAACTGAGCGGCGGTATCGACAAACTGGGTCTTGAATCCCCACCCTGCCAGTCCTGCGACCACACCCAGCTTTATACCCAATGAAGCCGCTTCACTGCTGGCATTACCAAGGTGTGAGGCAAGGCCTGCCACCTGACGATTGAGCCGGGTCAGGGAATCCGTCACCAGCTTGTGTTTGACCAGCACCCTGTTGGCCGCTTCGGTGCGTTTTCGAAGTGTCTCCTGACGTCGGGAAAATGTATCAGCCGCACTGCCCGCGCTTTTACAGGCACCGGACAGTTTTTCGGTATTTTTTCGAATCCGCCGCATGGGCTCGGAGATCTTATCGACCGCCCTTAACACCACTGCGACAGCCAGTTCAGCCATGTCTGTCTCCTGCCCGTTTGTGGGCCTCCTGATGCCAGCGACTTATATCCGCAAGGTCAAGGTCCCAAAGCTCTGACGGTGGCCAGTGAAACACTGCAGCCAGATCGGCTAGGACACTGTAGAGGTGTTCGCCTGGACTGAGTCCGTCAAAAAACCGGCCACTACCTCGCTGATAGCCTGAAAGTCACTCGCATCCAGCTCTTCAATAGCATGCGGGGAAAGCTCCGCCAGATGGGCAATCAATCCCATCGATTTGGCGATCTCTCCTCCCTTCGCGGTTTCCATATGTTTGAGGTCACGGGCTTTAGGTCGCCTGAGGCTAACCTGCGACAGCAACTCCCCCTCGACTTCAATGGGATAATTCAGGGTCACAATTTCCATGGCCTAGAGTCCTATGTGTTTGCGGGTATCAGCTAACTGGTCAACACCATTAATTTTGCGCACCATGTTGGCGACATCAATTTCGTGAAGGTCTTCACCGTTGACGGTCAGGCGGTAATACCGCAGGGACATCGCCACTTTCAGCGGAGTGTTATCGCCACTTTTCCAACTGCCAAAATCCATTTCAGTGACAATGCCACGAAGGGTTACCACCACCGCAAATTCACTGCCATCGGCTTCATCAATCACAGCGCCGCGCACGGTCAGGGGAATGGCATGCCCTGCCTTGAGGCCAAAACTGGTCAGTACATTCTTGTCGAACTTGGAGACAGAAAAATCGGTTTCCAGTTTCTCCATCCCCATGTCGATATCCACCGGCATGTTCATCCCGCCGCCCCGGTATTCCTCGGTCTTTATCTTGAGTTTGGGCAGATTGAGCTCATCAATGACACCGGCGTAACCTTTGCCATTTACATAGAGGTTCATCTCCCTCAGCGTATCTTTGAACATCAGACGATCTCCTCCAGATAGTCATTGACCAGACTCGACCGGAAGGTGATGTGTTCGGCCGGATAAAGGGGCGTGAAATCAAAGTCAAAGAAGACTTTGCCCTGCGCGATGTTGGATGGTGTGTTGAGATCGGGGTCAGCCCAGCACTCACCGCCGAGTATGGCCCCGAGGGCCTTGAGGTCGCGCAAATAGGCATTGACCCCTTCGGTCACGTCTTCGAGGTAGGTGGCTGTGATGTTCTGGTCCACCGCCCACATATGCGCCCGCAGTAAACTCTCATTGATCATGTCTGCGGTGCGCCTGACAGATAGGAAGGCCCACTTGGGATCACTCGAGCAGGTTCGGTTACCCCATAGGCGAAACCCATCTTTTCGGATCACCGTGGCCACATCACTCTCATTGAGATAGTTAGCACGTGCATTGGTGTCGCCAAGGGTAAAATCGACAGGCCTGTCGGTACCGGTGATGCCATAAATCTCGAGGTTCGAAGGCGACCACCAAAAACCCCGGTCATTGTCGGAGCGGGCGATCAACCCAGCCACTCTTGCACTGATTGGCTCGACAGTCTCCTTGGCCGAGACGGTGTCGAAGACTTTGGCCTTGGGGTCGACCACATAGACCCGGCCACTGCCGAAGTTTTGTCGATAGGCAATGGCATCCGCATCTTGGGTGCTTGGACCATCAGCAATGATCACCGCACGCAACCTGTCAGCAATGCCCATCATCTCGGCGACCACGGCCTGCTCGCTGGTAAAGCCGGGAGCAATCAGGATTTTAGGCGCAACACCAAGGACAGATTCAGCCGCCAATAAGGCCTGAACACCTTCATAGTTGCCAGTGTCGGTATTGACGCCGCCAATCACGTTGGCCAGCTGCTGGTTGGCATCTTTGTCGTGTTCAACGCGAATGACCACAACCATGGCCCCTGCCTGATCGAAAATGCCATCGATAGCCGAGGGCAAACTGCCTGTGTTACCAAGGGGCGCAGCTTCTGTGCGTTTACCGGCGATCAGTACCGGCATGTTGAGGGGAAATTTATCAGCATCGGCATTCGGTGCAGTACCGACAAGGCCAATGACGGCACTTTTGACAGTGCGGATAGGACGTGGCCCGCCGTTAAGCTCGACCACCTCCACCCCGTGGAGGAACTGTCCGGGCATGTGAGGTCCTCAGGTTGGGAACAAATGATCCCAGAGGATGCACCGGACAGAAGTTATTGGTTAGGTGAAATGGTTCACTTGGACAACGAATCAAGGCACTCTAGGCGGAATGTTTGACATCATCACAATCAGAAATGACAAGCACTAACCTTGCAATCGATTTTTCATTTAAATCAAACCACTCAAAGTCGAGTTTTGCTCCGTTCTTCATAGCATTTTTTGCCCCAGAGCTACTGCATATCTCATTGATGAACTTGTCTTTTGCATTCCATGGCAAGTTGACTTCATCTGCCACTTTCAGCTGGTATGTATATTCATATTTCAAAGAGTCAAAAGTTGCATAAACCCCAATACCTTTTGGCCGAATTAAACCTTTCCATATTGAATCTTCGACTGTTTTTCTCTCAATAGATAGAAGTTGATTAATGTAGGCAGAACGAACAAACCATTGCTGCAACTCCTCATCGAATTCGTCAGCGAGGGAACTGACTAGTCTTTTTGAGTGCTTATTCAGCTTTGATATTTTCTTTGTCCTTTCAGAATCCCGATTTTCTGGGTAGCCGGGAAACACTATTTCAAAACACTTTCGAGCTCTATCATTGGTATTTTCTAGAAATTCTTTCTTAGGAACAAAGTATCTCGAAACACCTGAAACATAGATACTCTCACAGTCCTCAGATTTATATACTTCGAGTACATTTTTCATTTCTTCTTCATTGAAGGCTTCTTTCAGAGCTTCAATGTTTTTTAACTTATACTTCTCCGCATATATATAAGTGCGGAAATACTCCTTCAATGTTGGCAATTGATAGCTATATGTTCCGGCCGGTTCATCTTTTTCAAAAATGTTTGTGATGACGAACTTTGCGCTGAGTCGTGAAAGCTCGTCTAAAGATTTTTCCGTATGATATGCATTGAAGAATTCGGTATACGGATCTATCTCAGACTTTGAAAAGGCAGTGCCAGAAGTTGAAAAGATGATGGCGAGAAAAAATAGATTTAAGCACCGACGTAGATTTATCATTCTGATTTCCCTCATTTTGAAAGGAAATGGTATTCAAAATCGACGTCAGTGCCCATGGGGCAGTGATTTTTATGCGGTCAGGTTAGTGTTTGTACTAATTCCCCCCCAACACCTCAGCCACTGCCGTTGCCCGTGATTCAATGTCCTCGACTACTGATTCGAGGCCCTTCACCTGAAAAGGCAGTTTTACCTCTCCACTCTCGACTTTGGTCAGGAACGAAGTTGCAAGAGCATTGAAGGGGCCAGCAGCTTCCCTGACTTCAGCCAACGTGCTGGCTGCATTGAGTTTGACCACTAACTGACAGAAACCAAACAGCAGCAACTGGACGCCATCTGCTGTGGTACCAAGAAGAGTATCTGAATCGCCAACTTCACCGGAGATCCTGCTTCGGACCTCATCACGCTGAATAATCTGCTGCACGTTCGGTGAAACTTCTATCTCCGGCTCCCCAAATTCATCGATAAACTCTGGTGAGTAAAACGAGGCAATGAAATCGTTCAGTGTGCTTTCGTCATAACTGCCGTAGAGCGATGAACCAGTCTTTTTCTCAGTCGCAATTAACATCAGTTAGCCTCCCATAGATAAGCCGTGTGGTGATGGATGGAGAAACGTCCAGATTGTTGGCATAGCGATATAGGCTTCGATCGTCTCTGTGCTTTTAAACCCAACTGAAAGGCTATTACCAAACCCACCTGTTGTGGCAGAAACGCCCACGACACCATTGATAAGAAACCACCCTTGCGGTGCACTCTGGCTCATCTCTCGCGTGACCGTCAGGCCTTTGGGTCCATGGGTCATATACCCACTATGGTCTCCAATTCCCATGACACTCCCTTTCACCAGTTTGACCCACATACGGACCCCATAGTGTCCTGAGTAAACGCTGCGTGCTTTGGGAAGAAAAACCTGTCGGCTTTCCTCATTGTCGCCCGGCGTCCCGGTGATCTTTAAAATATGTCCGTTTGTGATAGCGCCCCAACCGTTGGCGAGGCCACCTCCCCACTTGGGGAAACGTGGTCCTTTCGTATACCTTCTAAAGAAATATGGCGTTTCTCTTGTCGCTTTATCTGGATCAGTCGTTGCGTTGCTGGGTCTTTCTGGCACATATGGCGCTTCAAAGGCTGACGTGTAAGGATGAACCGCTTCGATGGTCACGCCCCTACTGGAAAAACCCTTCGGTACACCATTCTCGATATCCTTCATGAATGAGTTGCTCACAAGGTTAACGGGCAGAGGATGCTCGCTTCTGGCCTTTGAGATGTAGCCATCTATTTTACTTCGCGCACTTCCCAGCTCGCGCTTGATATCGTCGATTTGACTATCCACCGATTCGGTCAGCCGATTAGTGGCTTTCACCAGATCCGCAATGTCTTTCTCAAGGGACATACTGCCTCCTATCCTAGTTTGTCTGTCAGGTAGCGGCGCATGCCATCAATCTGCACGGTCGCGGTCTGGGCCTGCAGCATGGTTCGCCACAGGGCATCGTGTTCAAGGTCGTCTTTCAATGTCAGGTACCGGCGCAGGTGGTCAACATGGGTCGCTGCCATCTTGGCCAGCTCAGGAGCCACCAAGAGGTTCAAGTCTGCGCCTTGGTCGATGATATTGATTGAGTCAGCGGGTACACCGGTCAGCACCACATCAAAGGCCATTAAGAGGTCTACATCCGGGGATTTATAGGCCAGTGCTTTGCCGGGCTCTGAATAGACCGCGAATAAGGTACCGTCTTCGAGGAAAAAGCCGACTTCCCGCACCCAAAAGGCTTTGGCACTGTCATCGATAACGCTCAGATGAATTTGGGTGGGGGTGACTTTCTGGCCGGAGGCAATGGGAAAGCGGCTGCGCTCACGGTGCAGGTCCCGCCGGTTCTGGTCGGGACGATACGCCCCCTCCCCCAATGCCACATGGGTCAGGCGCGCGGCAAAGCCATCATGGTCGGCATTGAATACCGCCTGAAGGCCTGCTTCGGTAATCGTTGGTCGTAATATCGTGCTCACTCGGCCACTCCGGGAGATTCCACCATATAATATCTTGCAACAGCCAGACGGCGGTTGTTCAGGTGAAATCCTGCACTTAGCGTGGAAATAGTTTTTGGTACCTGCACCGGTTTTGTCTGCTGACTGAAGCGGCCAGACTGGAGCCAGCCACCGGATGAAGCCCCGGCTGCAAGGCCACTGTCGAGTCTTGCCCCAACCAGAAAATCAAAGTGGGACCTCAGGGGTTTGGTGTTCTCAACCGCCCGGGTAATGACGGCATAAAGTTCAGGATTCAGGAAAACCCGGTTGCTGATATAAGGATTGGCATTGGCCCACGCGATAAAGACAAAGGTGTGCGGTTCGCTCGAGTGAATGCGGGCCAGTGCGACGTCATCGGTGTGTTCGAACCACTCCAGCATGTCCACTGTGACGCCAAGGTTTGCCAGTGCCCGTTTCACCGCCCCGACTGTGCCCTTGCTGCGGTGGAGTCTTGCAGCATCCCGGATAACCTGTCGTTGCTGGGCTTCAGGCCAGTTTGGGTCCCAGTCATCAACAGACAAGGACCACGCCAGCCATGGCAACAACTCCAACGGACAATCATCAGGCCGCCACAGTTTGGCTAGGTCAGCGGGGATATCCGCAAGCCTTGCGGTACTGCCTTCAATCGCCCGCTCTTCGGGTGTGGCATTGGGTGGCAGCAGGGAGTCAACCATCGCTGACCGCCAAGGTAATGTCAGTACACCATGCCGCCTCATGGCTGGCCGTGTTGATGTCCGCCGCCGGAGAACTTAACAACACATTCATCACTCCCGGTTGGTGCAGGGAAGCAATGAGACCAGAGCGTGTCACCGCACGGCCAAGTTGATGACTTTCCGCGACATACTGTTGAACCGCTTTTTGCGCCGCGTCGTTCACCACCTTGCGGTCAGGGTCTGCAAAACAGATGAGGGTCGCCACGACCTTGTAGGCAATGACGTTGGCCCCTTTCACGGTCACCTTGTCAGTCAGCGGCCGGACATCCTCATCACTGAGGGCCGCTCTTACCTCAGACAGCAGGCTGGCATTGGCTTCCCCGCGTCCTTGGTGGCTTAACACTGTGACCTCAACTTCACCCGGTCTGGGGCTAATTACTGATACATCCTTGACCTCTGAAGAGGCCGATAAGGCATGATAGTGATAGCGCCTCTGGGACCGGCTGTACTCAGCCCTTCGAGGGACAGCGGCAGGCGCATCCGAAGGCTCTCATCACTTTCACCGTCACGGCGGACCACATTGAACAGAGCCGCCAACTGGTCGAGGTCGCCTCGTGAAGAGAAGGCCAACATCACCGAACGGGCCGCTTCATTGACCCGTTGCCTCAACAGCAGCTCACGATAGGCCGCCACTTCGAGAATTTTATACGCCGGATCGGATTCGACCGTTGATGAGAAAGATGGCAGCCGCTTCCGAAGGTCGGCCAGCATCTCGCCAAGAATGGTTTCGTAGTCGAGGGATTCCACCACATCCGGTGCAGTGAGTTTGGACAGGTTTATCGCCGAGGTCATACGCTCACTCCCGACAAGGTCACTGACTGGCCAAGGTATTCGCCAACAAGGGCAAGCGTCACATGGCCGGGGGTGAGGTTTGAGGTGAAGACCTGGAGCAAATGAAACCGAGGCTCCCAGCGTTCAATCGCCTCAGCCGTGGCCACATAAATCTCGCCCAGTGTCTCGTCATTCATAGGGGCATCAACCAGCTCGAACAGCCGCGAACCATAGTCCCGACGCATCACCCGGGTTCCGAGTGGCGTGGTCAGGATATCGGCCACACTCTGGCGAACATGGTCAATGCCGTTGAGAGTTTTGCCTGAGATACGATCCATGCCGTTCATTGCTGCGGGTCCGGGATAGAGGTACTGGCACCGGTTTCCGGTGATTTGTGGTTGTGGCCATTAAAGATAGCTCTGTCAGCGTCCATGGCCCTTTTGTGGTCGGTGATATCTCCGGTGGCCTTGATACTGCCGGTCACAGTGACATCGCCAATGATATTCACCCCACCCTTACTGATCAGCGTGGTGGTCCCTTCTCCGGGAAGGACAACCGTCAGCCCGTGGTGCTTGCGATCATAACTGAAGTCGGCACCGTCAGCGAACAGCACACGGCGCACATCAGCATGGTGGTCTGTGGCCGGGAATGCATCCTGATATAAAGCGGGCAACACCACACCCAGTTCAGGCTCACCGCATGGGCTCAACAACATCACCTGCTCACCCACTTCCGGGGCCCAATAGTCGGTATCCGTCCCGGCCCTGTGGGTCAGCCATGGGACCCAGCCTGTGGTCAGCAAACCGGCTGCCACCTTGACCTTGCCAAGGGGATAGTCAGTATCAACTATCACGCCGGTCATGATGAGATTACTGAGGCGGCGCTCCAGCTCAGCAAGACGCTGTAGTATCACTTCCATCATCACTCACCTCCAGATAATGGTCCCTGTCACCAAAGTGGTTAGGGTCATTGCAGACATACAGGCGGGACGGTAACACCCCGCCCTGCCAGATATCGTCGCCGACCGTGATAACCTGCTCCCATGAAATGGCCCACATGGCCACACCCTGCTTATCGACCTTGCCGGAAAAGAGGTTTTCAGCCTTGGGGGTGCTTGCCCCGCTTAATTTCCCCATTCCCCAGTGGTGACCGGGAACAAGAGCCAGCAAGGCTTCGACAATGGCCAGCGCGGATTCATCTTTGGGCAGTTTTCGCCTGTCACTGGTCATCACAAAGGCGGCCAGTTTGACGGTCAGCTGCCGCTCGCCCGTTTGGACAGGCGCCGCTTTGGACACAGCCATAATGGCAACCCGTACCGCAGGCAGCTTGGTAGCAATACGCCTAAGCTCATCAAGGTTAAACCGCCCCGGATGGGCATCGACAGCCGAGAGCTCTGGCAGTGCTTCTTTGATATTGGTAATGATGGCGTGTCGCAGGGCCAGCAGTCTCATGCCGCTGCCCCAATCAGTTCATCCGCCCATGCTTCCAGTGCCGCCTCGAGCTGCTCCATGTTGTCAGCATTGACGCCAAGGTATTCACGCTGGGGAAGATTACGCTTGTCATCGCCATATTGGTGGCTGGACGCATAGACAAGGTTACTGCCCACTTCTCCCCCGCCATCATCCACGACCGAGACAACTGAATCGACCAGATGGCCCTCGTTCTCGAGCAGTTTATGGTTAGCATGACGGGTATCGGCATAGCTGTCTGACCAGTTCGGCCAGAGGTCATAGTCGGGACTGATTTTGGTGTGTTCGAGGCGTTCGCGGGTCTGGCTTTCAACAAGGTTGGCCAGTGCGCCCATCAGGTCCTCAGTATTAACGCGGCTCAGCCTTGCTAATACGCGGTTCAACCGGTCAACACCTTTGAGTTCAATCGCTGCACCGACCGCCATCAGAAACTCCTCAATCCATCACGGGAAAACAGCCTTGGGTTTGAGGTAACAATGACGTCCTCCGCATGCGTAATGTCTTCGGTAGTCTCTTGCACCGGCAGCAGTTCAATCCGCCCTTTGGCGACACCTTCCAGCCATTGAATCGCATCCTCAAAACGCTGACGTTTTTCATCCGTCGCCCCGCCGCCATCTTCGGACAGCCAATACAGGGCAATGTCGATCGTCAAACGGGTCAGCACCTGCGGCGTATCATTTAGCGGCAAGGGATAACGGCTGCCAAGGTAGGAATCAATCAGTCCGCTGGCATCGGTGAGGCTTCTCACCACGGCAGGCTCATCCAGTTCACCCTCATGATGAGCCAATGTGAAGAGCACGTCCTCACCATAACGGGTCAGGATGTCATTGACGGTGGCATATCCGGTCACAATGTCACCCGGCATACACCGTTGACCACCTTCCCTATTTTGACGGCGCCACCTTCGAGGACCATCACGCAGACCGTGTGCTCACGGACATCACTGCCCGACACATCGAAGGCCATCAGCCACAGCAGAAACAAACAGACTTTCATCAGTTAAGCCTCATCTGGTAAATGTCCCATGCCCGGTCACGCTGGTCAGCGGTGATGTCATGGCCGAGTTGTTTTTCTATCGATTTGACGGTCGGCTTCTTGTCACCGTCCAGCATGCCCATCACCTCAACGATATCCTCAAGCCACTCTTCCGGCTCATCAATCACATCGTCAGGCAGGTCCTCGTTAATAAGCAGGCCCGCTTCGGTTTCCAGAAGTGCCAGCTGCTGGCTGTCAAAGTCAGAGGGGTCGAGTGTCAGGCCTTCATAGGGGATGTACACCCCCGCCCGTCTCATACCGGGACGTTGTCTTGCCCGGATAAAGAATGCATCTGCCATTGTGCCTCCTTGAAAAAGGCCCCCATGGCGGGGGCAAAGGTCTTCAGGTAGGAATTACAGGAAGTCAGGTATCACCAGCTGGAACTTGCCGCGCATCTCGTTCGAGACCGTGTTGCCGTCATCGGCGAACAGTTCACGCTGGAGTAGCTGGACTGCGGTTTTCTCAAGGGAAACCGGAATGACCAGCATGTTGGGTTTAATACCGAGGGGTCTGCCGCCGTCCGCCTTGAACTGGCGCATGGCACTGTAGGCTTTCCAGAGGTTGTCGAGGTTCAGCTCTGCCTTGACGGCATAGGCCATCTGCCAGAAACCAAACCCGACGTTGCAGCGAAGGTCCACCCCGTAGCGGTACATTTTGCGCATGAAGACTTCTTCATCGTCTTCTTTGGTCATCGCCACGAACTTGGGTTTTTTCCGCTCCTGATAAATGATGGGTTTGATGGCGCGGGTGGTGTCCAACAGGTACCACGCCTCGCCGTCATAGGCCTCATCGGTCATGATATTGGCGATACTCTCATCCTTTCCCTGCCCGTCCACTTTGTCGTTCACCGGGTGGTCAGGGTCAAAGAAATACTGGCCGTCATAACAGTGGGTGGCAAAGCCTTCGCGCAGCAGCGGGAAGACCATCTCGTCCGGGAACGCAGCCGTCGCCCGACCCATTTCCTGCATCATAGGGCTGTAGATACCAAGGTTGTCATCCTCAATGTCGGTGCGTTTGACGCCGACGGTCGATTCAAAATCCTTGTTAAAGATTTGGTAGCCATGGGCTTCCATGTCCTTGATAACCCTGTCACCGACCCACTCACGGAATCCCGGCCATTGACCGAGCCAGCCATAGGTGTTCGAGGCGGTGGAGGACTGAATGACGGTCGCCACTTTTTTGTATTGCGGTGTGGCCATACCAAGGCCGCCCTGAAAGGACGACTTGAAGCCGGTAAACAGGCTCTTAATCAGTTGGGGAGTAATAATCGCCATCAGTCAGTCTCCTTTGCAGCGGTAAAGTCAGTCTCTTCGATGCCAAGGAGTCGGCAGGCTGTGCGTTCTTCCTCGCTGAGGGTGTCGCGGTTAATGGCCTTGTCATCAAGGCCGCTGTCCTCACCAATTTTTGGCGAGTTCTCGACATAGGTTTCAAAGCGTTCAAGACCGCCTTCCATCTGGCAGCAGATACGGTGATAGTCGACGGTGGCTGGAGTGATGGCTCCTGCCTTGAGGGCCTTGTTCAGTGCCTGTTCAATTTGCTGGTTTAGCGCAAACTCTTCCGACGCCTTGAGTTTGTCCTCGGCAGACTGGGCGCGGTTTAAGGCTGCGTCATGGTCCTCACGGGGGACAAACTTCTCGAGTGAAGGATTGCTCGCCTGATTCATCGCGGTGGCCTTGTCATTAACCAGTCGCTCAATGGCCGACACGGCCTGCGCATCGGTTGCCTCAGGGGGCAAACCCAGCGCACTACAGATAGCCAGTGGTAAAGGCATGGTGTCCTCTCTGTCAGTGGTATTGCGCCGGTTCAGCGCGGTCAGGTGAAGGTTCGGCTGGTTTGTCAGGCCTGCCGAATAAAGCTTGAGAATGCGTTTTGATTGGGTGTCGAAGGTAAAGACAGGCGAAAGATAGCGATAGGCCCGGTTACTTACCAGTTGCTCGCCCTCTTTGGTCCATTCAATCAGTCCCCAGATTGAACCGCCTTCGCGGGCTTGTAAGGCCTTTATCCAGCCCACAGCGGGCGCAGGCTCTCCAGCCTTGCCTTTAATTTCGGTGGCATGCTCGATATCGATGGGCAAGTCTGCCCCGTTATGGGCAAAAGCCGACACAATGGCATCAGGATTGTCATTGACCCATGCACGGCCATCCCGGCCAGTGATATCAGCACCCGCAGGAATAAATTCCGCCCATTGTGGTGCGCCGTCCGTGGCAGGCTCAGCAATGGCAGTAAGGTCAGTGTTTAATGCGAAGGTTTCAGTATTCATGCCCGCACAGTAGCGCGGGCAATGATGGGTTGATCAGGTGAAATGGTGCACTTTGGATGGTTTAAATTACGCTACTAGGAACTTTTTGCGGTGACACATCTGGGGACAAAAGATAACTGATACAATTTTTTGTTGAGTCATCGGTAGAGAAAAACCAATGTAATTGGTACCTAGCTCTTGTAATTCCTACGTAGCCTAGCCTCAGGGCTTCATCATGGAGCATTTGTCGATACGAACCGTCCATTTCATCGGAAACTTCGTACAACCCTTCACGTACCGGGTGGCTAATAGGCCTTTTTATATCCCCTAACACAAACACACAATCTGCCTCTAACCCCTTACTTTGGTGGATAGTAAGGACCTTAACGTTTTCCTTTTTTAAAAGTTTATTCCAGTTCGACCCTTCATGATGATTTATATCATTTCCCCCCCTATAAAGGACTAATATCGGATTTTCAGCAGTAGCCTGAAAACGCTCTATCTCACTGATAAGTAATGTATATGCTCTGTCATAGTCAATACTGTATTGATACTTAGAAACTTTCACAGGGCGATAATATTTCGCTCCTGTTTTTAGCCCTGATGGAGCCGAAGCTTTCGCAAAATACTTTTTACCTGTTTTAATTTTTATCTTATCCACAACTCGCTGACTAGATTGCAAAATACTATCCACACTCCTGTAGTTATCTTCAAGTAGTACAGTTGCTAAATCATTATCAATGGTAAAGTACTTCTCAAAATCTATAATAAATGAAGCGGAACTTCCTCTCCATCCATAAATAGATTGATAATCATCCCCAACACAAGTAATAGAACTATTAGGATAGCCACAATTATCATAGTGACATTCAGCTGTGAGTTGTCGCTTTATATTTCTAATGAACTTAATTATATTAGGAGATATATCCTGAAATTCATCGATGAGAAGGTGATTTAATTTGTGAATAGAGTGGGAATTTATACCTCTAGAAAATAAATCATTCTCATTTGCTAAATCATAAAAAATTTCATCAAAGGTTGTAAAATCTTGATCCATTAATTCTTTTAACAATTCTCTATGATAACGCCAAGCAACCCATACAAACCGCTTATCATTCTTATTTGGTCTCTTTCTGTCAGGGTATATCTCAGTTAATTCATCTTCAGACATATGGCCTAGAGGAGTACCAATTGAGTAGCAAAAATCAATCAGGCCATTTATTTGACTTATGAAGTTATTTCTATCATCTTGTTTAAGTGGAATGTCACCCTCACACAAATAAAAAAATGAGGGGAATTCATCAGAACTATTTTTATATTTCACCTCAGTTTGTTCATTCAGTAAAATTAACTCATTCAGTTCGTTAATATTTGTAACTATGAGATAATTTGCACTTGCCTTTCTTGCAATAAATTTAACTCTAGAACCATAGGCAGACTTCATAAATAATTTTTTATCTGACAAGCACCTATAATCTCCAAAATCCGCTGCAAATGCTCCTAAGAACACTTTACATTTTAGATTATCTAAAGAAAGATGGTAGTTTAATCTACCATTACCTATAGGTATAGAACCTGCATTATTATATTTTCTAAGTAAAACACTAATATTTTTATTTTTTCTCAGCCACAAGTTAAGACATTCTTCAGTGACTTCTTCCTCTAACTTAAGGATATCATATTCACCATAATTATAATCTTTATACTTGCTACAATTCTGAATTAATGATGCAATATAAAGTAAATTAACTTCATCCTTGAATTCTTTATCTTGGCTGTATAGGTATTTAAATGTTTTGACTTTAAAAGAAGTAAGCTTTTCATTCGGACTGTTATAGTTTGATACCGTAGTATGGACATTATCAATATCATCACCATTTTCATCTTTTATTTTGCAATCTGATAATAAGTCTTTCCCATCACTATTTTTATTTATATCATATGCTATAGAATGAAAAGTTCTGATAATAGATTTTGCTTTAGCATAATCTATTGTAATCTCGAACTGTGAGCATCTTTCTAAGAATTTATCAATGAAATCCCATCGAGACTCTCTAGTAAAGGTTAATACAGTTATATTTTCTAACGGTACTGATAGGTATTTATGTAGAAAAATCATCCTGAGTATTAGAGAGGTCGACTTTCCAGACCCCGCACCAGCAAGAACCCGTAGGGATCGGTTATTACAAAAGATCATTTCTTCTTGCTGAGAGCTATATCTGACCAAGTTCTGTTCCATACTCGGCTTGGCTTGCTCACTTCTATTTATCTCATTTACTTTTTCTTTGAATTCTTCAATCGTTTCTTGAATCGATAACGAATCTTCTAATAAATGAGGGTGTACAACAGGAAGTCCTTGAGTGTTTCGCTTCATTTTTGCCACGATTCGTTCGAGGTCTAAACCATACTTCCTTCCTGCTAATAATAAATCTTCCATCGATTCATTGAGATGAGAGAGTTCTGTATCTTGCTTAAAAATAACATCATTTTTTTGATTAATGTCTATTTTGTATATTTTTTCTCTCAAAGTTAAAGATCTATTTAGCTCTGAGTATCTATAATTTTCTTTGTCTAAAGCCTTTGAGAATTCAGACTTAGTTATCTTGTAAAAAGAATTCAAATTATCAAATCTATCTTTTGTCACTAGGCCCAAGAAAGATAAAACCTCATCAAACCAAGATAGTTTTTTGTCGGTAGGAAGCTTTTCACCCAAATTCTATACCTCTTCGTATATTTTTCTCAATTACAAAAAAGAGAGCAACTCATTACCTAAATAAAATTTCCATAAGATATTAACATGGTATTTTAAACTACAATTGATATTGCGAGATTGATTCAGGCTTCATTGTCTGTGAGTTTCCATTAACCCTATCTGGAGCATTGCCTTGATGCTCATTTTCAGTATTGGCATTATCACTCTGCATCTCTCTGCGATTAGTTTCCCCTAATGCCGACATAAACTGATATGCGTCTCTTGGACTACTTGAATCCGAGGCTATTCTTATGGCCAGCCCAATACAAACACCTGTTAGAGCTGAAGAAATCCAACAGAGGATAATGTATGGGAGCATCGCTAGCACTTTGTCACTGTTGAGCGTTTCCCGAAAGATTGATAGTGTTGCGTAGGCAAAAGCACATGCGAAAACAAGTGAAAGTAATAGATAGAGAAGGTTCAAAAGCGCGTTTTGTACCACTGCCACACGAGGTGACTTACCTCTCCATTTTTCCTTTAGCTCAAAAGAGCCGTTCTCTGTATTCAAAAACTTGATGCCCCGCCTGTAGAACCGAAGTAAATCACTCGATCTATGATGGCTGAGCATGAATTCTATATGAGTAAAGGGTATGTGGGCCTTGTATTGGACCTCCATTAACTGCTCAATAACAAACTCCCGTCCTAAGTAATTAGGTTCCTTAAAGGCATTGTGTATCAGCTCGATACTCTTGTTCCTATGAACTTTCTGCGTATCTTTTATCCAAAATACCAGCTTAATCATGACGATAATCACACCGATTAATGACATAACGCTAGCAAAGTTAAATTCTTCAAACATATCTACTAAAAACCTAATAACTCCATAAAAGGGCTGACTCTGGGCATACACCATCACACAGACCAAAAAGCTAGTAATTGATAATTTAATCAATTATTTACATGTTATAAATTTGACTTTTTACTTTACCAAAAAAAATTTTTGTGTATAGATAAATGTACCATTATGAAAGGCTTGCAGTCATATAGTCACATAGCGAGGCTTATAAAGAGGAGTTTTTTCACGTCACAGAAGGTCAAATTATCACAATTTAAGGTTTATGCCTTTTCCACATCATAAATTTCATTAGTTTAAGGGAAATAAATGACGAAAAAGCGTGATACGGTTACTTATGAACTGAAGAAAGGTAACAAAGTTGTTTACGTCGGTACAACTAACAATCCAGATCGTAGAGCAAAAGAGCACAAGTCCGATGGCAAGGATTTCTCCAAGATGGAAATCACGTCCAGAAAGATGACAGAGGATGGCGCAATGAAGAAGGAAGCTGACCGCTTAAAAACTTACAGAAAAAACCACAAAAATAAAAACCCCCAGTACAACAAAGATAATGATGGGTAACCAATTCCCATAAATTGCATCAACCACTAGTGGCATCGGTGCTGTAGCCACTAGATAAAGATATTATCACTTTAAATCAGAGATTAACCCGAATCTTTAAACTCAAAACCCGAAGAATTGCGAGTGACAGCACAAAATTAAGCCTTATTAACCTTGTGTGCTTTGGTATGTTAATTGAGCCTTATGAAAGAAAGTAAATCTTTTCTTTCTACATACTCTTATTACAAAGGAGGTATCTTTATGGAAGATGAAGTTTGTTCAGTATGCGATGGCACTAAGGTTGGGAGGGCTAATTGGCAAGAACTTAATGATGATCAACCTGTAGATTACCAGCCAATTGAGTGTACACATTGTGACGGGACTGGTATCGAGCCAGAGTATTAATAGTTAAAAAATTACCGAATTCTAGTTTCAAAGAGAGGCTGCGAACATAAGGGTTTAATGCCTCTCGACCATCACCATAAGCACACGCAATTGACTTTTCTTGCTTATCTACCCATTTACTCTTGTAAAGAAATTTATCCAAACCCTGTATGGAGTACTTGCTTTTAGCCTTTTCCCCCCAAACCTTTCACAAAATCGCCACCTATAAAAGAGAATAGAAATCAATTCGTTGCACTACGCAAATGCCGTCTCAAACTCGGCACACTTTTAGAGCAAAAGCCCCTAGATCGGATTTTAGCCCCATGCCCAGTTTGGTATGCTCCGCCGAGTAAATTTATATTCCCCTTTTGAAATTTTTCACAAGCTTAATTCTCGTCACTTGTTTGTGAGTCAAAAACACTAGAGGCTCACAAAGAATAAGATATTAAATATCTAATTTATAATGGAAAGTCGTCGAGTCTATATTGACACATTGGGGCTTTTTAGACTTTTGTGTAAACAGGACAAACAATGAAAAAATTATCAGTATTAATTTTGGTATTAGCCTGTCTACAAGGATGTGCAACTACTTACCAAAGTAATGGCTTTACTGGCGGCTACTCTGAAACGCAGATAGACGAAAACGTATTTAAAGTTACCTTCAAAGGTAACGCATATACAAGTAAAGAGAGAGCTTCAGATTTTACTCTGTTGCGAAGCGCAGAACTGACATTACAAAATGGTTTCACATATTTTGCTGTTATTGATGCCAATAGTTACTCATCAAATAGTACATATACAACCCCAACAACATCGAATACATCCGCAAGCTTCTATGGTTCAGGCAGTTATACATACGGCAATGCGACAACTACAACTTATGGTGGTCAAACCTATAATATTTCAAAGCCAAACTCATCAAACACAATAGTTTGCTTTAAAGAGAAACCTGAAAACCTATTTAGCTATAATGCTAAGTTTACATACAAAAGCATTTCGCAAAAATATGGTATTTTCCCTACTGCAAGCTAGGCATCTCAAACGGCGTTCAATCGAAGTAATAAGAGGTTTGTCTATGCCCCATGGTCACCGCACCCGCGGGGGCCATGTTATTTTAGCCTTTCGCAAACAATCCCTTCACACCCTCGCAACCTATAAAAGAGAATAGAAATCACTTCGCTGTACGCATCAAATTACCTTACAAAATTGATGGCTTTTCGAGCGAACGCACTTGGGTAGGATTCTAGCTTCAGAACCAATTTGATATGCTCTACCAAGATAAAATTTATATTCCTTATTTTGGTTATTTTCTGTAAGACTGGTTAAATCGATTGTCTGTAAGACGAATGGTTAGGTCTGAAAATATTTAAAATAGTTTTTAACCCTTTATTATTCATTAGCTTATTAGGATATTTATGGATCTTGAATTTAAAAAAATTTTAGAGGAAAAGATAGATATAGTCATTAGAGAAACAATAATTGAACTAGATAGCAATATTCAAACAATGCATGCCAACCATGCTTCGGTTGGCTGGCTTCGTTCAGGAAATACCATAAGTAGAACAATACACTATATATGTCATGGAAATGAAAAAATTTATGAATCAATTATATCATTTGTAAAAAATACACCTATTGAATACTATCCAAATCTTAGCGAACATATAATAGAAATTGTCAAAAAAAAGCATGAAAGATATAATTCAGGTTGTAAAAACGTCTTATTAAATAGTTTTGAAATCTCAACTCTTTCTTCAAATCATGATGAATTCATATTAAAACTAAAAGGTAAAATGCATATTCACTTCAACAAATTTGTAAATGAGTTAAAAACCATAGAATTTTCTTTAAAAAAATCTTGTAATCAGGAAGAAATTAAATCAAAAAATAAATATTTTAAATTTAAAAAAATTTTAGAATTAATTATGTATTTACCATTGGTTATAATAATATTCTTATGGTGTTTAGATCCAGAAGGCCCATTTGAGCCATATGTGGTTCTTTTAACATTTTTAATTCCATTAACACCTAAATTTTATTCTTTTTACAAGTTAATAAGTGGTAAAATTAAAAGGTGATATTTTATACATCATAATAGTTCATGTCTAAAAGTTGAAGATCACCACACAGACGGTATGAGGCCATAAAAATTATCACTCTTTATTCATCGTCACAACAACACGCCCAGAACTTTGATGTCACTCTCGGCCAGTTCTAAACATTACGCTATTTCAAAGCTCACTCAGTTTTGCTAAATGAAAGTCTGAGGCAAAACTTTGTTCTTAACCCTTCATCAGCTCCGCCATTTTCTTGAGGAGGTTGTCTTCCATTTCGACTAGGCGTGTATTCAGCGATTCTTCATTACGAGCGAGAACGTCAGCCGTGTTTTGAAGTGCTGCCTCTAATTTGGAATGCATTTCAATGATGTTGTTATATCTATAAGGTTCGCCTTTTTCTTTCAAAAATTCATCAATTTTTACAGTGGCGCTTAGCCTTTCGAGAATTTCAGTATTTAAGCTGTTATGTGCCTGTTCTGCTGACTCTTTAATCTTTCCGTGCAGCTCTTCACCGATTCGAATCTTGAACTGCATGGTCTTATCTTCGGTCATAAATTCACCAAACCCTATTGACATGGAACCACCACGGTTCTATGTTGTTGTGGAACCTCTATGGTTCTATCTGAAACTTAGCAAAAAGGATAGATACATGACAGAGGAAAAGACCCAAATCAAGATCCGACTTGATGCATCCAATCACACTTGGCTAAAAAGACAGGCCAAGACAAATCATCGCTCCATAACAGCAGAGGTTAACTTTTTAGTTAGCCAAGTCAGGAGAAAAAGACTCATCAATAATGCTCTTTAACGAAAGAACCCCATGAGCAGCCACTCATGAGGTCCTATGTCAACACCCTATCCAAAGTAGGAGAATCGACATGAACACCGTAGCAAAGAACACTCAAGAGATTCAAGACGATATTAACCGTATGTTGGCACAGGCCAACGCCCTCATCGATACTCTCTGTGTGGACGATCAATACCGCACCATTGACATTACTACCCTGTCAAACGCCCTCTGGCTTCTCAGTGATCGCATCACAGACATTAACAACGCTTGCCAGCACCTTTTCAAGGAGGCCGCATGAACGTTATTCCTTTCCAGTTTCAAAATGCCGAAATTCGAGTAATTGACGATGATGGTAATCCTTGGTTTATAGCCAAAGACATTGCCGATATTTTAGGGTATTCCAACACATCAAAGGCCGTAAGTACCCATTGTAAAAAGATAAAAACCTGCCCTACCGAAATGGGAGGTCAGGTCAGATACGTGCAAATCATCCCAGAACGCGATGTCTACCGCCTCATCATGCGGTCCAAGTTACCCGAGGCCGAGAAGTTCGAAGAATGGGTGGTCGATGATGTCCTACCCTCGATTCGAAAGACAGGCAGCTACTCGCCAGCGGGCCAGATGAAACTCTCACGGATGGACCTGATTAACCTCGCCATGGAAGCCGAAGAGGAAAATATCCGGTTAAAAGCCAAAGTGGAGGCCGACCACCCAAAGGTTGAAGCGTTCCACCGGATAGCCTGCACCCAAGGCTCCATGTGCATCACCAATGCGGCCAAGGATTTGCAGATGCGTCCCAAAGACCTCTTCAATTGGTTATCTGAAAGGAAATGGATTTACCGACGAACGGAGAACCGAAACTGGATGGCCTATCAGGATAAGATTCAGCGGGGGCTGCTAGAGCATAAGGTGACGACAGTGAACAACGGCGAGTTTGAAAGAACAGTGGACCAAGTCCGGGTCACCTCGAAAGGACTGGCCATTTTGGCCGAACAACTCTCCCCAATGATGCCTACTAATTTGGCTCTGCTTCCTAGATAAATGTTAAGGCCCGAAAGGCCTTTATGGAGCAAAATATCTGAAAGTGGGGTATCAGCACCCCACTCTCTCGTCATCTGGGTTACAACACCCTTAAAATGCATACTTAGGCACACCTCGCAACTATACCCCCGACAAAATGACTCACCCTGATACAATCATATTTGCCAAATAAATAGCTGAAATATAACTGTAATACAGGTTATATCAGTACGTTTTCGGCAGATTTATCAATTTAATCACTCTAAATAAAAGAGCCTACAGAATGAGTAGGCATTCAACAGAGAAATGGATTTTCATGAACTTTTATATAAAAACAATCTTACTGGCAGCAGCTTTTTCCTCGAACGTATTCGCCCATTCAGGGGGTACAGATGAAAATGGATGCCATGCAGGCAGTAAGCCTTATCATTGCCATAACCCAAAAAACGGCTCAACGTCAGGTTCCGGCTCAAGCTCGGCGCAAATGCAGGCTTGGGATTTGAATATCGGATATCAGCACGACCTAAAAGATAGTGTGTATATTCCTTACGTCGGTCTGTCAGTTGGAGAAGCAGGCAGTCACCATGACAGCGTTAACCTTGGTTTAGACTTGGGAGTATCGACAGATGCTGGATGGCGTGTTGCGGTCGTGACAACATCGGAGAGCCTTCAGTTAGGTTATAAATACTTTCATATTTCAGCTAATAGAGATTATTTAGGTTTTGGTTTCCGGCTACCTCTTGTTAAGAAAAGCTCTGAAGAAAAGTCTTCCGCTTATGTAAGTGCGTCATTCCTATTTGGCAGTGAAGGTGTTCATTATCATTGATTTGAAGAGGGGACGATATGTCCCCTCTAATCAACATCCCACTCTCCAACATCTCCGCTTCAAAAGAAACTAATACATTGATTAATAGTATATTTTAGAGTTACACCCCAGAAAGACTCACCTCTTCAATGCCTTTTTATTGATAACCTTTGACGCAAATTATTTTTGATTCTTTAGGAACTATTTCATGGATTACCTAGCGCAGTTTCGTCAGTCAGTTGAGAAATCTACCCAGATGGGTATTGAACCAAGAGTCGTCAACTCATCTGAGCACCATGTATCTTTCGATGAAAAGTTCGACAGACTTATGCACGAGGTTAGTACCTTCTTAGTAAATTTGCACGGAGACGGGTACCGTGGTGCAAGCTGCATGAATTTTGCCAGCCAGGTTTTTATGTTCCTACAACAAAATAAAATCCCTTGTGAACTTACTTATGGAGAAGTTAAGTTTCGCTCTGAAAGTTTATATAGTGCAACGCAGGAAAACCTCGAAGCCGAGTGGAAAGAAATCTCTCAAGAGAAAAATATTGGAATACATGTTTGGGTCACGATTGGTGAAGACTACGTGGTGGACCCAACGACAGTATCAAGAGTAAGCAGGCACTATGGTATGCCTTGGCCACATTTCGCCGTATTACATGGCCACCAGAAAGAGCTTGTTCGTGACGAAGAGATAGAGCACATACCAATGCTGGTTGGAAAAAACTACCTAGAAAAAATAACGAGCAATGAGATTGAACTTGACTATTTATGCTCTGCTCAAAGAAAGGATTGACCAGTTGTTTAGAACACTCAATTAGGGGACATTCCGTCCCCTCCTTCTAACACCCCACTCTCTTCACCATCTCCGCATCCACTTCCACTGACGGCAACACATACCCTACTCTGCCACTGAGTTCGCTTATCGACACCTGCTTCGCACAGTAGTTGTCACTTCGCCCACTGTCCTGCTCCATAATGAATGCCACACCTTCCCCTTTGGCGTTGTAAACCAGCTTATAAAACCCAGATGGTATCTTGTGTGATTCATCAGCCTTGGGCAGTGCTGGCATCTTTTTTTCAAACAGTGACCCGGTCACAACATAGAAAGGTGACTCATAGGTGGCCCCTTTACGGATTGCTGCCTCGAGTTCTTCCCATGGTCCCTGATTCAGGGCTGACTTTTGCGGGGTGATGTTGCTGATATAGTTGGTCTCATACCAATACGGGTTATTAGCGAACGCGGCCAGCGGAGCCATGTGTCCCTTGTCGACGCCAAGTGCCTTCCACGAACCGCTGTAATCTTTCTCTTCCATCACGATATCGCTTGGGATGGCTTCATTATGGTCCCAATTCCTTCCTGGGCTCACGCCAAAGTTCTGCGGCGTCACTTCATAGGCCACCCAGTTAGCGAACTTGGTCTCAGGGCTCATCGACATGCCATAGATATGGGTGAACACCTGATGGTTACCTTCAGGGTTTTCAGGGCAGCCAATCGGGCAATGGACAGAGAAAGTGTTGGCTGAGGCCAGTGAGGGAAGCATCAGGCTGGCGGCAGCGAGTAAAAGGCGGTTCATGGGGAGTCCTTGTAAGAATTGTCCGTGATTTTAGACTTATCATACCGTGCTTAATGATTATCCCTTCCGCAATTAATTGAATTTATGTCGAAATTATAGGCAGTCAGTTTTGGATAATTAGTCCATGAGGGTCTCGCGAAGTAATATACATACAGATGATAATGTTTTAGAAAGCTGGAAAATGACAGAGAAGAACAACAAAGCTGTTTACGCTGAATCAATTGAAGAACTGAAAAAGAGAGCTTTGGATGGAGATTCTGAAGCGCAGTATGAAATTGGGATACGTTACTACCACGGTAAATCAGTTAAGTGTGATCCTAAATTATCATTTTTGTGGATCAAAACTGCTGCTATTGGTGGCAATGTGGACGCTCAGAATAGCCTCTCCGTCATGTACAAAAAAGGTGATGCCTGTAAGCCGGATATTAGTAAGGCTTTTAAGTGGGCAAAGAGAGCGGCCAAAAACAGGCACCCAGAAGCCCAGTTTAATCTATCCATCGCTTTTAAAAAGGGGCAAGGTTGCAAACCTCATTTAAAGAGGTCATTCAGGTGGCTAAAGAGAGCAGCCCATCAAAATGAAACCGCAGCTCAATATAACCTTGCTTTTGCATATCTTGATGGGGAGGGATGTAATCCCGATGAAGAAAAAGCATACTCATGGATGAAAACATCAGCAGATAATGGTAGAAGTGACGCACAATATAACCTTGCCATAATGCTTGGAGAAGGAATAGGTTGTGAGCCAGATTATGAAAAATCTTTCATTTATGCAAAGAAAGCTGTGAAGCAGTCAAATAATCCTGATGGTTACTATTTGCTTGGATTATTATATCACTCAGGTGCTGGTTGTAAGAAGTCTTTGGATAAAGCCCAAAAGTATTTCAAAAAAGCTACAAATGCGGGAGTCGAAAAGGCGTATCAATTCCTGAATCATCCGTCTTTTGAGAGAATATTTAGAGGCACTAAGTGTAAGAACCTTAAATCAGCATTTGATGACTTACAGGCTTTGATACAAGAAATAATGGATAGCTGTCGCTACTGTAATTATGTAGATGGCCCAATTTATCATTTCACTCGCTGGCCAGCGATCAACTCCATACTTCCTAAAGAGTCTAATGGCTCAGAAACGAACATAATTAGGCTTTATCATGAAGACTATATGAATGATCCGAATGAAGGAAAAAGCCTGCTTGATACTTTCAGAAGAAGCACTATCAGCACTCATCAAAAACCATATGAACTGCTTCGTGATGTTTATGATGATGACATCAATATAGAACGCGAACTCAGTAAGCACGATGCTACTTATATGGCCTCTTTCACAATGTCGAGCGACAGACTTGATTTATGGCGAGCCTACGGTGCAGATGGTGACGGCTATAGCCTGAGAGTGAACATTAAGTCTGATGAAAATTTTGCGTGGTCTTTAATAAATTCTGCCTCTGGAAAAGATGAAAGGACGTACTCTTTATACAAAGTACAGTATTCAGAAAAAGCCAAAAAAAAGGCCGTGAAGAAAATTGCTATTGCCTTAAACAAACTCCGACGCCACATTCCAACAGATAACGAAGAGCTTAAAAGAGAGTGTCATATAGCCATCTACTACATGCTTAATGAGGTGATGTACCTCTATAAAGATGAGCAATATTCCAGCGAAAACGAAGTTAGGCTGTTCACCCGTAAAGAGCTTCATGAAGCGCAACTGGACGAGAGTGATATCGGTAAACTCTTCACAACGACTGGTCCTATTCTCTTCACCGGACCAGATTCAGAAATTGTCATCGGCCCTAAGGTCAAAGACAAACGTGCCGTCGAGTTAAGCCTCAAAAAGCGCCTTCTCGAAAACGGCCATCACCACACCAAAGTCCGTCACTCTGAGATCGACTACCGATAACCAACTTGGGGGCACATCGCCCCCTTGCTCTCCCCTCTTCCTCTCTGCTACATTAATACTGTTTATTTATACAGTATATTTTCACTATGCCAGCTATCCGATTCAAAAGTACCTGTCGAACTGTCAACGTCTGGTGCCCGTCTCATCATCTCGACCGCACCTCACGGGTTGACTATATCCCCGCCCTGCTAAGAGACGGCAGCTTGGTCTATTACATGTTTGGCGGGTTTATCGAACGCAGACACCTGCGCTACGAGCAGCGTGTCAAGATGGTCAATATCCTTGGGTTCTCAGCCAACGACAATGAAAAAGGACCATGGGAGGCAATCACCGACCAGAAGCTATTGGGTATCTTCAAGGAGCGGCGGTATTACTTGGTGCTGGATAGAGGGAAGGTGGTTGGGGTGTGAATATAGTAGGCATCTACTGTTATTTACTTTGTGAACTTATGCTGCATTTTAAAGATTATATTCATTGATATATCGTCTGTGGCTCGCTAAGCGTTTTCGCAAGAGTTATCGTGTTCTCGCAAAATGTTACAAACTCAAAATAATGACGGTAATTGATATGAAAAGATTCGCCCTGACTTGCATCTTCATTCTATTTTCATCTGGTTGTTCTGCTACAAAAAAGGAGTCGGTATGGATGAATGAATCAAATGTCCGAGCCTCGCAAGAAGAAATACTCGCCGCAAAAACCACTTGTGATTTTGATGAAAAACAAGCCTATATTCAATCACATGCATCAGGTATGAAAGATAAAAAGTACAAGAATAACAAGGAATTTGAAGCCGAACTCGATAAGTCATTTGGCATGATGAAAAATTTGTTTTCTTGTATGAGCAAGCAAGGTCTTACCAAACGAAAAGTTCCTGTCGAATAATGCCTTCTATCGGGCAGGTATAATTCCTGCTCCTTCAAAAATAGCTAACGCTCAATCGACACCACATTGTCGTCACCACCATTTAGCTCCATGACCACCTCAAAGGGTGCGGCAGCGATGAAGCCCTCCCAAAGCCAGCCAAATTTCTCGTCTGAAATATAGGGTTGAAGCTCGAGCAAAAGATGAGCATAGCTTCGGTGGTCACCTTTATGATTCTGTGCCTTATCCAGCGCTTCTTCTTCAGTCATGTCGTTTCCTCTCTTGTCCTCTGATAGCTTTTTCAATCAGTTCATCAAAATATCTCGCGGCATCGGGGTCAAACTTTGCAAAGGCATCTCTATCAAACAGCCAAGCGCAAAAGTGTTCAGCATGATATTCATAGTAATCTCGCCGAGAAATACCCGACTGTGAATACCGTGACAGAAACCGCTTCGCCACCTTCTCAGCCCTCTCTGCACCCGCCCAATAGTGCACCTGATGCCCCAGTTCATGCACCCACGTGGCCACTAGTTCCGCTTCGGGTGACGCCTTGGCAGCAATTGTCCAAAGACCCGGCGCGTCACCTTTCTCTCGGGTATCCGCCGCCAATTTCACCGCTGCTTTCAGCTCCTCAGCCACTTGCTTGGCCTTCTTGTCGCTGAACTTCACCTTGCTGTTGCCCTTCACCACCACATGGTTGAACACAGATGCAGTAAATCCACCGGTGCGGGATGGATTGGTGATGGTGTAGTTATTGTGGCCATAGCGACGCTGCTCTTCATCAAGATAATCCAGCACCTGTTCACGTATCCGACTCGCGGCACGGTTTCGCTGCCCCATCTCGGCCTGTTTGATGATGAGTGTTTTGATGTCCTTCGCCTGCGTAAACTCGGCCACCTTGGCCAGTCTCTTCTCGGCCCCCGGTATTTGCTCCAATATACGCCCAATTGCCTCGCCGGTAATGTTTTTCAGTGTGGACAGGGCACTGGGAACGACAGATTTTATCGAAGGCGCGGGCTTGTCAGGAGTACCAACCGCCTTGGCAAAGGCTTTGTCCTTTTCCTTGGCCTGTTTTTCCACCCCCGCCAGCCTCGCTTTACCCGGGTTATAGTCCCAGCCGGGGTCGAGTCCCTCAGTGACCATCATGGTTTCGCCGGTGCGCTTGTTCGTCCATTCGGTTTGGGTGACCTCCGGCGCCTCTGATGGCCCGCCCCGTCTTTCCACCTCTTCCCGGGTCAGTTGCCTCACCCGACAGCGACAGCCAAAACCGTTTGGCGGCATGTGGGTGTCCCAGAACGGATGGTCAACGGGTAGGATGAGACCTTCCCAGAGGGTGTGTTGATGGCGGTGCTCTTTGGAGGGGCCGAGGCCATAACGCAGGTAAGGCAACACCGCCTTATTACGCATAATACGGGCCCACTGGCCAGTCCCCCGGGAGGTACGCAGGTTGGTGTCGTAGATGAGTTTCAGCCGCCTCGGGGTACCCAGCTCGACCACCGAACCATCCGGCATCAGTGCCCTGCCAAGCCATCCTCGTTTTGCCAGCATCGGCTCCAGCTCGGCCTTGAACCTTGCCAGCGTTTTCCCCTGCGCCAGCGCCTTATCTACACCATGGCGAATATCTATCAGGAGGTCCTGCGTCATCGCCTTGGCGACCATAAACGCCTTGGTGTGCTCTTCACGCCAGACCTCGTCATAATGCCATGCAAGGCGGTACCCTTTGGCCCGTAAATAAGCCAGCGCATCCTTCGGTACCGGCGGCGTGGCAGGAACTATCATTCCTCGCCTTCCCGGCCCTCCCCGTGGGCCATCAGGCCTGCTTTGGCGAGGCTGTCAGTGAGGGCTTTCGGGTCGACTTTCTCCAGCAGAGTGGGCAGCAGAGCCAACAGGTCGTCATAACTTTGCGCGGCCTTCACCGCGTCGAGGATAGGGTCGGTAATGCTACGGCTCTCTTCCCAGTCATCCAGCATCATCTCAGCAATGGTGTCGATATCATCCAGCGTGGTGCGGTTTAGGGCCCGTTGCTGGACAGGGTTTTCCTCCTCTGAGGGCTCCGGCTGTACCGGCACACCCAGCAGGTCTGCATCACTGGCAGGCTCCGACAGTCCAAGCTTGGCCCTCACTTCCTGCGCCGAGACCTTCAGCCCCAGCGGGACCAACTTCTCAAGGTTCGCCGCCAGCGCATTGATGTCTTCCTTCTCCGGGATGGCGATGACTACCTTGGGATAGGTTTTCTGGGGGCCGAAATTGAGGTCGATAAAGGGGCGGATGAGGTCGCGGTTCAAGGTGTTCGACAACTGCCGGGCATCGGCTTCAATCAGGTCCTGCCTGACCTCGTTCTGGGCCTCTTCGTTGCCCAGTTTGCCCGGTGTGCCCTCGGTGGTCGCAGTTTGACCCAACACGGCCTTGGAGACTTGCCTGTCTATCCATTCCACCAAACGGGCGAACACATCCGAGGCCCCGGAGGCCTGTGAAATTTGCTCAAACTCAATCAGCATCGAATCTGGCAGAATAGCCGCCGCATCTGAACCGATATTGGCCACCGCTGTTTTGAGGATAGCTTTGTCTTCCTCATTGGCCCCGGGACCGTATTTACCCAGTCTCAGTGGGATGCCATAAATCTCCAGAAAGCCCAGCCAGTCCTTGAGACCATACATCTTGCAGACATAGGAAAAGGCCACCAAACGGGCCAAGCCACCGCGTAAAATCAGCCCTGACTTCATCCGGGGCTTGTGAATGACAAACTTATACGGGGCCAAGGGAATGCCATGGACTGGGTCTCGCTCATCCATCAGGCGAAGTTCATCCGGCCGCTGCTGATGGAACTGGAAAAAACGGGGGTCACGCCAGCGATAATCCGACGGCATCCACCTCTCTCCGGTGCGGTCCCACATAATTTCATTGACGCTGAAGCCTTTGCCCAGCGCATCGAGGGCATTATCGACCAGCTCGCCAAACTCAGGGGCTTCAGTCAGTTCCCGCACTGCATCAGCCAGCTTCTCTGCATGGTCGTCCTCACCTCCGGCCTCAATGTTGACCGGCAGCCCGGCCACAGCCAGTTTGCGGGTCCTTAGCACACTGGAGTAATGCGGATCGCGCTCTTCCATCTCTTCGGCAAGGGTGAGATAGGCCTCGAGGTCGCCCTCACCGGCTGCAATCAGAATGCTGGCCAGTCTTGACGGTGTCAGGCCACTGGCTGCTGAGCCACTGCCCCATGGATTTCTGATCGCCGTGGCTCCGGCAATTTCCCGTGTCAGTTTAGGTTTGGTCACCATGCGCCCTCCCTTTTAAAGCTGTTTCCGCCACCTCGAACCCGCTCATACTCGTAATGCTCAATGCTCGACCCCGCCCAGCGCAGGAACTGACTGGTGCTGTCGACCTGATCGAACGTGTCACACAGGGGGCAGCTGAACAGCTCGCGCTCATAATCCGGCAGCCACTCGGCCTCGTCAGGGAAGAACACCTTCCCGGCTTCAAACTTGGGAGACTCGGATGAGAGGCGGATGATCTTGTCGTTCTCGGGCTCGATAGGAATGACCGGCAGGCGGGTCTCGGCCCGAAGGTCCTGAATCAGTTGCTGGCCACTGGCCTTGTCCTCAATCAGCATCGCGTGGGGTGGGAATTTCTTGGCAATGCTCTTGGCCATTGACCTCAATGCCGGGTATTCCACCCGGTCACGCCAGACATATAGCAGGTAATAGGCCAGCTTGGTCTCGGCCCACACGGTACACACTGAGGGGTCGTTGATCTCTTTGGCCTTGTTGGCCGTGTCCCAGCTATGCACAATACGAATGGGGTTAGCAGGGGGTACCCGGTAGCGTTTGATCCAGGCTCGCTTGATCAATCCCCCTTCTGAAGGTGCGGGCCGCTGCTGATATAGAGCCTCCCAGTTACGGGTCCCCTGCGTGCGTTTTTCCTGTCGCCAGAATGTTGGGGAAAACCAGTCAGTCCAAAGAAACTCGCCCCGGTCACGGCAAAGGGGGTCATCATCGCGCTCACATTCAGCCTGAAGGGAAATGACATACCACTGCTCGCCATCCTGTGCCTCAATCCAGCCGGACTCACCACTGTAGTTCTTGGGCAAAATGCGCCCAACGGGGTCGTCCTCATGCCAGCGGGTCAATATCCAGATGATGAAGCCATTGGGTTTTAGGCGGGTGCGCAGGTCAGATTTATACGCCTCCCACGTCTTGTCACGGATAACCTCACTGTCGGCCTGTTCCCGTCCCTTGATGGGGTCGTCATTGATAAGGCCATCAGCCCGGTTCCCGGTAATGCCCGACAGCACACCCCCGGCCATATAGCCAGCTCCGTTGGTGAGCGACCATGCCTCAACCGCTTTGTGGTCTGGCGTCAGCTGGCTGCCAAAGATGGCTTCATACTCCGGGCTTTTGCAGATTTGGCGGCACTTGCGGGAGAACTTCCACGCCAGATTAGAGGCATAGGAAGTCGAGATGATTTGCTTGCCGGGGTTCTTACCCATGAACCATGTTGGAAACACTACGCTGCCATAGGTGGACTTGGCCGAGCCCGGTGGCATGAACACCATCAGGCGTTTGATGTCCCCGGTTTCCACCTTCTCGAGGGCTTCATTGATAAGCTGATGATGACGGGCAGGCAAGACGGTGTCGGGGTAGAACTCATCACATCCTTCATCGTCGTTAATTGGCGCACCGGGAATGACAATACTGCGGCAGAAGGCATCAAGAGAGTGACGGGCCCGCATGGCCCGCTTGCGTTCTAGCAGCGATAGCAGCTCCCGCTTTGCCTCGGTCATAGTTTCTTCCGAAGCTCAGCGATACGCGCATCAATCTCAGCCTCACTCATCTCCCGCTCCTGTCCGCCGGGTTCGTCCAGACCACGAATTTTGCGGATGATGTCGATGTTAAGGCGGTTGGTCTCGGTCAGGAGTTTGAGGTTTTTGGCATCGGCCATCAGTAATCGGCAGGCCTGTTCATTGGCCATCAGGTCACGGAGGGTTTTATTGACCAACCCCAGAGCCAGACGGGCATTATCAAGACCAATGTCCATGTCCCGGATATCATCCGAGGCGGCTTGTTCAATCGCTTCGACCACCGCTTCCGGCTGGTCCTCCACATCAGGCAAGGCAATCCCCGCAAAATGGGCCCTGACCCGCTCACGCTTAACCTGTCCGTTATCCCGCACCCAGCCATGTTTCTTGGCCTGACGGCGGATAGCGGCCTCAGAAATGCCGTAGGTCTTGGCAATTTTCCGGTTCGACTCCACCCCCTTGCGGTACTCGGTCTCTACGCCCAGCCAGTCAATTGGCGTCATGGCCTTTCTCCTTTCGCTGAAGCTTGAGGTGTTCACGCTTGTACCAGAGGTTGGTGATGAAGGTACCTAGGCCAATCAGGAGGCCGCCCAGTGCCACCCACTCGTTGAAAGTGAGACCGGCAAAGACGGTGGCGGCAGAGGCGGAGTAATTCACGCCGACGGTGAGTTTTTCCATCATTTTTCTCCCCTGAAGGCATCACGCAGCGTGGGGGCCACCTTCTCGACACTGCGCCCGACGACATAGCCGCCAAGCCCAATTTGCAGCAGCATCCACGCCTCGGGGGCCAGACGAAACGCCAACAGACCAAAGCTGTCGAGGATAACCAGCGCCAGAAAACACAGCATGGTCACCGGTCGCCAGATACGTTGCAGCCAGCTGTCACCCTGTGCCTCGGCCGTGATGACCTTGGCCTGTGCTTCCATCAGTCGGGTCTCGTAGTCCAGTACCTTGGTGGCCATTGCCGTTTGCAGTTCAAACAGCTTCGCTTTGACCGCCAGCCGCTCTTCATCACTGGTGTGGAGGTCATCAATGAGTTTGGTCACCGGTGAGACCAGCCCTGTCAGTAGTTTCCATACCGCCATCAGCTGTCCTCCACCGGATACTCAGCCCACGGCAGCTGAAAATGGGGACCATCGGGAAAGCTCTTCCAGTCCCCGCCCCATTCGATGGGTATGCCCAGCTCAATGGATGCCGCTTTGACAGCATCCGCAATGCGGTAATACAGCGGCCAGTCCCAGCGCACTTCCCCGCTGACCCATGCACCGAGGTCTACGGCATGGCCCGTCAGGTGGCGGCTGTTCATGGTTTTAGTCGCGCCCTTTTTGAACAACACCCGTTGACGTTCATGCGTGCGAAGGCCTTCGAGGACAGTGAAGTCAGTCGAGGTGAGGGTAATGGCATGTTGCACAATCTGGACAAGGTGGCAATGTACGCCTTGGAGCCGTTGACAGGAACGGTTGCCCAATTTATAGGTCATAGACGCGGCCTTTTTAACGGTATCTCAGCAAGCAGGGTGCACCGTTACTAAAAGGCTGGTTAGGTGAAATGATTCACTCAGGAGAAAAAATGGCAGTAAGCGGCTATCAACGATATAAACAAGCAAAAGATTCCAAACACGAATCAAAAAAAGATCGCCTACACGCTTTTGCGGATTGGTTGGACCAACTGCACGTAGTGAGAATATTTTCAGCGGTTAGCTCTTTCTTGTTAGTTATCACCATCGTTAGCTTTTACTGGGATTATGAGGGACGACAAGAGCAGAGAAAAATAAATGCTTGGCAGTTACTGACTAACAAAGCTCCCGGAAACAGCGGCAAAAAAGAGGCGCTAGAGTATCTCAATAGCATTGGTGAACCTCTCATAGGTATAAACCTTAGTATTCCTCCTATAAGTTCGGATACAATAAAAGATGAAAGCTCAAATGACAGGGTAAGCCCTGTTTTTCTCCGAAAAGTAGAACTTCCTAGAGCCTTCTTAGCATCGGCTGACCTCAGCAGAGCTAATCTAGCATTTGCCAATCTTCAGGATGCCATATTGTTCTCAGCAAACTTGGAACGCACAAATCTTCTCAGAGCAAACCTAGAAGGTGCGAATTTTGAACTAGCCAATCTCAAAATGGCTAACCTAATGAAATCCAACCTCAAAAACACAATATTCAACAGTGCAAACTTAACGGACTCCATACTGGTCGAAAGTCAACTTGATAATGCACATTTCCTGTCTGCAAATGCACAATTTAGTGACTTTGGAAACGCTAGTCTCCTAGGCGCTAACTTCACCAATGCTAAACTAATGGATGCGAACTTTAAGAACGCCTCTTTAAACGGTGCAAACCTGAGTGCATCTGAGCTTTTGGGAGCAATCTTTCAAAGGTCAAATCTTGAGAAGGCCAATATGGAAGAAGCAGTGTTATTTTCAGCTGAGATGCAAGCGGCCAAACTTAACGATTCAAATCTCAGAGGTTCTATTCTCGAGAGTGCCAAACTAAATCAAGCGTCACTAATTGGTTCAGACCTTCGTGGAGCCGATATCAAAGGTGCTGATTTACGCGAAGCAGATTTTACTTCAGACACAAAGACACTACATGACAATAAGACATGTGAACAGTTAACCAAAGCTAAAAACTGGCAACTGGCCTACCGCGACGCCGAACTTGCCTGCGGCGCACCAATCCCAGTTCACCCTGACGACAAGGGCAAAGAAAACTAACACCGCACAATATTCAACACATGCCTCCTCGACAGGCCGTACTCCCGCGCAAGGTGCATGGCCCTGTTAGACTCCCGCTCTGGCATCCCATGGTAGGTCTTCCGGATAAGCTGGTTTCTGACCCTCCGGACCATGACCTTGTTCGGGATGTCCAGCGTCTCACCCCCATAGAACCGGCACAGCCGCTCTGCTGCCACTTGCCCAATGGCCAATACCAAGGGATGGAAGTGACTGGGAAAGTGCGGCACATAGAGGGTCGCCCCACCCATCTCCTGCCCCAGCTTCAGTGCAGACACAGGTCCTATCACCTCAGCAATCTCATGCAATACTGTCATCCGCTTCCCCCTTGCGACGCAGGTGCGTCGGGATTTGTGCGCAGTCGCGACGCAGTGTGCGCAATAGGTAACCTCGCCAGAATCGTCTCAATGGCAGTGATGGCCTCCCCGCTCTGGATGAGCCCACCATCACAGCGGTAGACCGTCCAGCCAAGCCGCATCGCCTCGGAATACTTCACCATGTCACTGGCAAAGCCCTTGCACCGGGTATGCCTGCCACCGCTCCAGCCACCGCCCTCTACCTCAACGGCTAACAGCCTGTCCGGCCATGCAAAGTCAAACCGCCATCGCCGGATGGGATGAAACCGGTATTCCCTTTCCGGCTCCGGTACGCCCACGACCAGCAGCTGCATGGCGAGGGTGGCTTCAAGATTGCTCATTCTTGAGCCTGACCACGTTGCTGCACAGGTCCTCAATGGACATCTGCTGCGGCTTGTCGAAACAGCGTCTTCCTCCCTGATAGACTCCTTTAGCCTTTTCGATCTCACCGATAACCATCGGATCGTCAATGGGTTGACCGCTTTGCGAGTTGTTGGCTTCGCTGATGCCAATCAGCTTTTTGGGGTAACCTATCGGTGGCTGGCTGGTATACGCCCTGTATCGCCTGACAAACTCATTGTGGCGGTATGGCAATTCCTCGTTGTCCGTGTGACACAGTGAGACCCAGCCGCCCATATCGCTGATCACCTGATGGATGATTGAGTCGTCGAAGACCACGGATTGCCATGCCCCAACGGACTGAATGGCTTTGGAAACCTTGGTCCATGCCAGCTCACCACGGGTCTGGGTGTTGCCCTCCATCTGGCGGATGATGTCTGCTGGCTTGGGGAAAAACTGCCCGGTATCGGTATTTCTCAGGTGTAAGTCCAGGGCTCGCCTCACGTCTTCGAGTGGGAAGTCCTTGAGTGCATTCCAATAAATCCCAAGGGATGGCCGAGACAGCGGCTCTTTCATGTACAGGCTTGCAGTCATGCACATCAGCTCTGCAAACAGAGTTTTTTCAGAAAGTTCCATAGTCAATTGCTCCCGCCATCAATGCTGCACGGCGCTCTTCACTGATGGGTGAAGCATCCGGCGCATCAATCCATTCCTGAATTTCCTTGGTGAACAAACCTGTTTCGTTGTCATTGGCCGCCTTGGGTTTGTGGTTCGCAGCAAAGCGCTTGGCGTTTCGCATCCAGTTACGCCATGCAGCGGTCCAGTCCTTGAAGGTCGAGCCCTTGGCCCTGTGGTAGTCCAGAAACTTCTCAGTCTCCTGAGTCAGGTCGACAACGATCTCGTTCTTGGTTGCCCAGTTGAACAGCTCTGTTGAAATATCAAAATCAGAGGGAGGGGGTGAAGCTCGTGGGGCGCGTCGCTCGCGCGCGCTGTCTTTTGTAACCTTGTCTTTTGTAATAGTGTCTTGTCTATTGTGGTTGTCGGGGCTGACTTTTTTACGAGTCGAAACTGACTTTGTGTCGAGTCGGGATTGACTCCCCCCCGAGTCAGGACTGACTTTCTTTGTACGAGTCGGGGTTGACGTTTTAACGAGTCGAACCTGACTTTTTATCTCGCTCCTCCTATCCTCATAAACCCATTCATCAGTCATCGGATTGAGGCCAATTTGCTTGTCGATGACAATGAGAATATTGCGCCGTTTTAGTGCAGACTTAACCTTGCCTATGTTGGTAACGTGTATACCCGTCAGCTCGGCAATTTGCGCATTACACATCCAGTCCATGCTTTTATTGAAGCCATAGGTCTTCATCATGACGGCCTGAACCACCCGGCTCTCCCTGTCACTCAATCTGACCCTACAAAGTGCCCTGCCCAATTGATTGGCGACGCGGTAGAAGCCATCGTCTACTCTCGCCTTACCTGTAAACTCAATAACTTCAGCCATGGCAGACACCTCTCAATGGTTCTGTCACGATGGCTTTTCTCAGTGCTTCAAGCGCAGAAATAGCCTCATTGACCTCCTGCTGGCATTTCTCCCTTTCGCGGAGCGTGAAGATGCCATCATTGAGCGAGTTTTGAATAGCACGAACGACATCACCATGTTCAGCCGTCGCCCTCAGGACCGACTCAAGAAGGTTGGTGGATGGTGAGTTGTCTTTCAGCAGATCGAGTTCAGTGCCCATCGCCTCATAAATCCGACGATTCCCGGTAATAAGCTGAATAGCTAATGCTTCACGCAGTGATAATTTGTGAGTGTCATTCTGAGGATTGGCTTTGTTGATGAGGACTTGGTGAGAGTTCCCAAGATGCTGAGCGATTAATCTTGCAGAAATATTGGAGTCGTGAACTGTGGCGTATATCGCCGTATCGATATGGTCCATGTGTGACCCTCTCTAATCTAAACGTTCACATCATCAGGAGATTGAGATACTTTCCTGTACAACGATGGGTCATAAACAAGCTTGCCCTCAGTGAGGCGTTCGAGAATTAAGGCTTGCTTTTGGGGAATAATGTTTTTCCAGTTAGCGATCGCGGGCTGGCTGATCCCCAGTGCCTCCGCAGTCTTTTGTTGGGAGCCAAAATAGTGGATGGCATTTTGCTTGAACATGGAGCCTCCATAACTCAAATTTAATTTGCCATCGAACGAATATAACCAAAGGTATAAACATGTCAAGAGTCTTGGTTATTGAAAAAATATAACTTAAGTAATAACATCTTTGATATGAGTAAATTAGCGCAAAAGATAAAATTAAGAATGTCGGAGCTCGGTATCAATCAACAAGAATTGGCCGAACTTGTAGGTCTGTCTCAAGTATCGGTGCACAAATTGGTATCCGGGAAAACAGGTAGTACAACCAAGATATTCGAAATAGCCAAAGCACTTCAGTGTGACCCATCATGGCTCGTTGGTGATGAAGACGTTCCTGTGGAGATTAACCATACAAAGAGTGCAGCGGAGTCGAACGCCAACTGGTCAGGCGGTATCGAAACGTGGGATGACAGTACACCTCTAAGAGATGATGAAGTTGAAATACCTTTTCTTAATGAGGTTGAGCTGAGTGCGGGCAACGGTGCAGTATGCAGTAAAGAGTACGAGGGGCCTAAACTCCGATTTTCTAAGGCCACACTGAGACGTGGAAATATCCAGCAAGAGAACGTCGTGTGCGTGAATATATCTGGAAATAGCATGGAACCAGTAATGCCGAATCGTGCCACAGTTGGCGTCGACACTGGTGAGAAATACGTTGTTGACGGTGACATATATGCTATCGACCACGATGGATTGTTACGTATAAAGATTTTACAGAACCTACCGGGCGGCGGGCTTCGCCTGAGAAGCTTCAACAGCGACGAGTATCCTGATGAGAATTACGATGCTGAGAGCAGAAAGCTAATTCGTATTATTGGAAGGATATTCTGGTATTCAGTGCTGACCTTCAAATAGTCAATAAAAACTATAGTTATTTTTTTCAATTAAACCTGCTGAATTAGTGGGTTTTTTTTGTTTTTAATAACCTAAGTAATATCAAAATATAACCTTTCTTAAATTTAAAACAACCCCACTCATTTAAACTTTGGTTATATTATGTCTTGAAACATTGACCGATATTTATAACCAAGGTTATTTACCGCTTAATGTTCATGGGTCCGCAAACCGACGGGCCATCAACCTTTTTGGAGGCAACATGAACGCGCACTGCATCATCACCAATGACATTAATCACTTTCTGCTCCTACAAAAGCAGGAGGATGAAAAAGCCTCAACCATCGACACTCTCACTGGCGATATCTCCAAAGACCTGTTAGCCGGTAACCATGTTCACGTTGGCAAAGACGACTGGCACTTTGATGACGTCCTGTCCAAAGCCTTTGAAAGTGACGACTTCTGCATGGTGTGTGAGGCGTTGGCCCGCACTCGCGGCGATCGGGAGGCATTCTCTAACCTCTCCGAAGAGTACCAAGCCCTCATTGCCGAGGCCGCCGAGGATATTGCCTTCAAGCTCGCTACCACTCTTGTGGAGGATCGCCAACATGACCGCATGTGAACAATACCCGACCAAAGTAGATATCCATCAAAACTATGTCGATGCCCTTATTGAAGGCACTAACTACCCAAACCTCTCTCACGAGGACAACTTTCATTTTCAGCGCCGCCTTGGCATCGGTGGCAGTGATGTCGCTGCCATCCTTGGCCTCAGTCCCTATCGTACCGCCTACGAGGTGTGGGAAGAGAAAACAGGTCGCCGTGATCCGGAGGACTTATCAGATAATGACCGTGTTCATTTTGGCAATGAACTTGAAGATGTAGTCGCCAAAGAATACGCCCGCCGCACGGGCCAGAAAGTCCAGAAGCGAAACTACCCTTTTGTCAATAAAACACTGCCTTGGCTACGTGCCAATATTGACCGCCATATCGTTGGAGCTGACAAGGGCCTAGAGTGCAAAACGGCTGACAAATGGGCAGCACGGGATATGTGGGGCACGGGTAATGTTTACGCCAAGAAGAATGATGAAGTGGTATTGGTTGAGGCCGATGATGAGGTGCCCGAGCATTATATGCTTCAGGAACTGCATTACATGGTTGTACTGGATAAGCGCCAATGGGATCTGGCTGTACTGATTGGCGGCAATGACTTTCGTGTCTACACCATGAAATGGAACCAGCAACTGGTCGATATTGTCACCCAAAGGCTCACTGCTTTCTGGTTTGAGCATGTGATCGCAGACGTCGCTCCCGAGCCTCAAACCCTACAGGATTTAGAGTCTATCTATCGACAGGACAACGGCAACAGCATCGTGGCCACTCCCGATATCCTTGACACTTTCCGCCATTACATGACCCTGAAAGAGCAGATAAAGGCACTGGAAACAGAGGCCTATGGGCCCAAAGTCGGCGGCAAGTTCATCGGTGGGCTCGATATGCAGATCAAAGCATTCATGGGCGAGCATGCCGAGCTTCTTATCGACAGCGAAGGCAAAAAACTGTGTAGCTGGAAAACCCAGATGACCAACCGAGTCGATACTGCCGCATTGAAGAAGGCCGATCCTGAGTTGGTCACCCAATTTACCCGCAGCACACAAAATCGCGTTTTTCGCATCTAGGAGGCCATCATGACTGCAGAACTCACAGATATATCTACCACTGAGCTCGCCATGATTGAGCCCCCTGCTGGCCATTGCGATCTGGCGACATTGATGTTCAACCCGGAGGTCATGACAAGGCTGGAGAGGTTTGCCGAGCTGATGGCCACTGGAAAGTCCACGGTACCTAATCACCTGAGGGGCAGCCCTGGCGATTGTCTGGCCGTGACCATACAGGCTATGCAATGGGGCATGAACCCTCATGCTGTGGCTCAGAAAACACATATCGTGAACGGCACCCTCGGGTATGAAGCCCAGTTGGTCAATGCCGTGATCAACACAATGGCGCCAACCAAAGAGCGCCTGCATTACGAATGGTTTGGGGAATGGGATAAATACATTAACGGCGGCCTACAAAAAAAAGATGAAGATGGCCTCGGCGTCAGGGTATGGGCCACCCTGAAAGGCGAGCAGGAGCCGCGACTTGTGGAGGTATTACTGAAGCCCGTCACTGTGAGGAACTCTCCGGTCTGGAAGTCAGACCCCCGCCAGCAGATCGCCTATCTGGCAGTCAAACGCTGGTCCCGCCTGTACTGTCCGGACGTCATTCTTGGGGTGTATACCCCGGATGAGCTGGCCACACCGGAGGAGAAGAACATTAACCCTGCACCACCGGGACGGCGTGGCACGGAAAGCCTGCTGTCCCGGCTGCAAGGTAAGGAGGAGGTTCAAGATGAACAGGATGCTTTGGTGGCGGTACTGGCGCAGATCGCGTCTGCTGAAACGGAGTCCGCACTGGCAGCGGTGGAAACGTCGGCGAAAACGCTTGAACCTGAGCAGATGAAAACGGCCCGTGCAGCTTACAAGGCAAGACTGGCCACACTGCGGGAACAGGATGAAATTCTGGATGTCCCTGTCGATACCTCAAAGGAGGATTGATATGTTATCTGTACTTTGTCGGCTCGGCTCAGATGCCGTGCTTCGCACCACACCCGGCGGCCAACAGGTCGCCAACCTCAGCCTGGCCTACTCGATTGGCTATGGTGAAAACAAGCAGACTCAGTGGATCGATGGCAAGCTGTGGGGGGAGCGTGCTTCCAAGCTAGTGCCCCATTTGACCAAAGGAAAGCAGTTACTTATCTATGCCAATGATCTAGTAACCAGCACATATGACAAGCGTGATGGCGCGGTGGGAGCCAAACTCAAAGCCCGTATTGTCGATATCGAATTCACCGGCGACAAGCGCACCGCAGCCCCGGTCAACAGCTCTCCTGAGGTACCAGACTGGAGCGATCTCAAACCCCCGTTCTGACAATCTGCCACCCTCCCGGAGGTGTCTATGAGTCAACAACATTATATCCGGCTGTCTGAATGGGCAGCCCTACTCTTCCCCCATGAACGATACTCTGCCGCCACCATGGGCCGTTGGGTGAAAACCCGGCAGATAAACCCGCCACCGGTGAAAGTCGGTGGCCGTTGGATGGTCAGGACAGATGCAAAATTCATCGGTTTGTCTGTGGCTGCTGAGGGACCATTTTCTGACCCACTGGTTGAGAGGATCATGAGCCATGGCCGCTAGACCTAGAACGCATAAGATTGATATACCTAACTTTTATCAACGGTTAGACAAACGTGATGGAAGAGTCTACTTCCAGTATCGAGACCCAAGGACGGGTCGTTTTCATAGCTTGGGGTCGGATAAAAAACGTGCACAGACTATCGCCAATGAACTCAACGAGAGAATAAGCCAACAACTGTTGGACCATTACCAACATATTCTCGACCAGAGCCCACCGAAAGTAGCCAAACGGGGTATCAGCACAAAAGCTTGGTGTCAGCGATATATGAAACTTCAGCGCGAAAGGGCAAAAAACGGGGAACTGGCTGAGAACACAGTCAGGCAACGCTACTATGATGTCATCATACTCGAGGAACGTCTTGGCCAGACGGGTCTCAAGGATATCGACACCAAATCACTGGCAAAAATCATTGATGAATATAAGGCACAAAATAAAATCCACAGGGCAAGAAGAATACGCTCAACATGGATAGACGTATTCAAAGAGGCCTTGCATGCCGGTGAAATCGAAGGTGGCGTGAACCCTGCTGTCGCAACCCGAGGTCCTCGTCTCAAAGTCTCACGTAACAGACTCACCAAGGATGATTGGCTAGCTCTTGTGGCATCCGCAAAAAAACAGAGTTTCCCATATGTCATTCATTCCCTCTATCTCGCTCTGACCACGGGACTTAGGCGGCAAGACCTGTGTAACTTAAAATTCTCTGACATCAAAAACGGCCACCTTCTTGTCAGTATTAGTAAGTCCAGAGGCCAAACAAAACTGGCTTTTCCACTCACACTGACCAACCCACTGGTCGGTATGTCGCTCGGTAAGGTCATCGAGCAATGCAGAAATACTGGTGTGCTTAGTCGGTATCTTCTCCATCTGACCACGAAACATGCGCCTACTAAAAAAGGCCAGCCTGTCAGCGCAGTGTCGATTAGTATATCTTTTCAAAAGCTTCGTAATGAAAGCGGCCTAACATGGGAGCAAGGTTCACCACCGAGTTTTCACGAATTACGATCACTGGCAGAAAGAACATACGCGGAACTTGGCTACGACACTCAGGCATTACTCGGCCACAAGAGCCAAAAAATGACTGACAAGTATCATGACAATCGTGGCAGTGAATACACGTTTATCATTGACCCAAGTCATAAGTGA